CTGGGTTGCCAGATGAAAGCCAAAATAACCCTAACCATAAACCAATAACCATTAACCATAAACCAATTAAAGAGAACAAGAAAGGCTCACGCCTATCTCAAGATTGGTTTCTTAGTAAATCAATGGGGGATTGGGCTACTCAGGAAAGACCTGACATAGATGTTCGTCAGGTTGCTGAACAGTTTAAAGATTACTGGATTGCCCAAGCAGGTCAAAAGGGTGTGAAGTTGGATTGGGATGCAACATGGCGCAATTGGATACGCAATACCAAAGCTGTTAAACCAAATCCTTATGACGTTGTGAGGCTCACAGTTGCAAGAAGTAATGAGCCTGATCCTGCTTTGCTGAAGATTGAAGAAGACGCAAAAAAAGCCGCACCTATTCCGTTAGAAGTGTTGGCTAAGATGGCTGAGTTGAGGAGAAAAGCATGACCACAGACGAAACATTGCAAATTGCACTAATTATGAAATATCTTTGGGAAAAAGGATTAGACAGAGTTAGTGTTAAAAAAGCAGTTGATGCTTGGTGGGATATGAAGGAGAAAATATGAGTAACTTATTACGATTGCCGCCAAGCACAAATATGACAGCAGAACAGGCTCTTGCTTCTGCGTTGGTAGATGCCGAAGAAGGTGATCTAACAGACGTAATCATTATTGGTTATAGAGATGACGAAATTTATGTTCGTTCCTCTAAACTAACTTGTGCAGAGGCTTTATTTTTGGCAAACAAAGCAGTTCGTTGGGCAGAATATGGGGGGCAAGTTTGAACTACTTTGAAGCCATGAGACTGCTAGACAGAGTAAAAGAGGGTGTTCCGATCCCTTTACGCCTCATTTGTGAAGCGTTAATCCTAACTGGTGACTTAGATGAGTAGGGTATATACCTATGGCATACAGTAGAAAAAACATCTCTAATGCAGGAGACAGAGTTGTTCTAGAGAAGGCCGAAGCAAGGGAAATATACCGAACTTGGCAATCAAACAGAGATAACGATTTTGTTCGTGCCAGGCTTGAGCGTTGCGAGAAGGTCTATGGATCAGGAGCAAGAGATCGAGTCAGGACCTATATGTCAAGAATGAAAGAAGGACAAATTGAATGAGTTGGCTTTATTCGCAGGCGCTGGTGGAGGAATACTTGGGGGAAAACTTCTCGGATGGAGAACAGTTTGTGCCGTCGAGTGGGAAAAATACCCAGCAAGCGTATTGTGCGCCCGACAAAATGACAGACTTCTCCCCCCTTTCCCAGTTTGGGATGACGTTCAAACCTTTGACGGAAAACCGTGGAAAGGAATTGTTGACGTTATATCTGGAGGCTTTCCATGCCAAGACATCAGTTCAGCCGGAAAAGGAGCAGGAATTGAAGGAGAGCGATCAGGAATGTGGGGAGAAATGGCACGGATCATTGGGGAAATACGACCAAGATACGTCTTTGTGGAAAACTCACCAATGCTCACTTCTAGGGGACTTGGACGAGTTCTCGGAGACTTGGCCTCGATGGGGTTTAATGCGAAATGGGGAGTTTTGGGAGGTCAAGAGTTTGGCGCATCACATTCAAGGGACAGAATTTGGATTGTCGCATCCGACCCCACTAAAAACGGACCATTTCAAATTCCTAAGATTTCGCAAGGAGTCAGTATTGAAAAGCACGTTTGGGATGCACAGGAATTCAATCGCTTATTGGATGACTGCCAATCATGGGAAGATACCAAGCGTGGAATGGATTTATTGGGTGATGGGGTGGCCGAGTGGGTGGGCCAATCTGAATGCCTTGGAAACGGGCAAATACCAATCGTGGCTGCAACGGCATGGAGAGTCCTGAAATGAGATATGCAGCTAGGGTAGATGCCAATCAAGACCAAATAGTTTCTGCTTTGAGAGCTGCAGGTGCTTATGTTTGGATTATTGGCCTACCAGTTGATTTATTGGTTGGGTATAAAAACCACACTTTTTTGGTAGAGATTAAGACAAACTCTAAAAAGAAGTTTACTAAGTTACAAACAGACTTTTTTGAGAATTGGTCAGGTGGTACGTTAGCTAGGATTGATAACCCAGAAGCCGCATTAAGAATGATTGCAACATTAGGGTAAGTCCCTATGTTATTACACAAACAATTAGGTAAGATTTAATTTTAAACAGGAGTTAATTATGGAAAAAACTTGGGAATTTGACACAACTGTGGGTGCAGGTAGCGAAGTAGTCACAGTAGTTTATGAGTATGAATCAGACGAGGATTCAACCTACAACGAGTCTATTAAAGAGATTTGGTTTGAGGGACGCAATGTCATCGGCCTTCTTTCTGATGAGCAGTTCAAAGAGCTAGAGATGGAAGGAGCCATGCGGTTTCAGTATCACAAACTCAACTACAAAACAGAGGACATATGACTGAAAAAACTTGCCCACCTTGTAATGGAAACTGCAACGAAGGACGTAATTGTCCTGCTAGAAAATGAAAACAGAACTTTTGATCGGTTGTGGGTCCAACCACTCCAAAAGATTGGCAACAGATGGAACTAAAGGTTGGGATAACCTGACCACTTTGGACTACAACGCTACTCACAGACCTACTGTGGTGTGGGATTTAATGAAGCTTCCACTTCCATTTAAAGACAAAGAGTTTGATGAAATCCATGCTTACGAGGTGCTAGAGCATCTTGGACAACAGGGCGACTACAAACTGTTTTTTGCCCAGTTCTCAGAGTTTTGGAGACTTCTAAAGCCAAATGGTCATTTCCTTGCGACTTGTCCATCAAGAAACTCAGTCTGGGCATGGGGTGATCCAAGCCATACAAGAATCATGCAACTAGAGCAGTTGGTGTTCTTGTCCCAAGAAGAGTACAGGAAGCAAGTTGGCAAGACTCCAATGTCAGACTTTAGGAATATTTACCAAGCTGACTTCAAAACTGTCTTCCAAGAGGACGATGGAGAGACTATCAGGTTTGTGCTGCAAGCTATCAAGATTTGATTTTGTAGCATATAATTCAAGCCATGAAACAACGTGGCGGTTCAAGAAAAGGCGCTGGTCGCAAGAAGATCAGCGAACAAGGTAGGACTATCCGAGCAAGGGTAGCCCCTATCCATGAGCAAGCATTGACCTTGGCAGGGAATGGTTCCTTGTCCGAAGGAATAAGACGTTTAGCAGAGAAGCATTGGAGATTAATTCATGGAGAGCAGCCCCGACAAAGCAATTCAGTATTTGATCGACACCGCACCCTTGTACGCCCAAGCGAAGTCAGAGCGCCTGTACTTGGAGGAGTTCCGAAAGTCCAAGAAGGCTCACCTGATGAGCCAGGCAGGGACGGAAGTTCTGGGTAAACAAGAAACCTTTGCCTATGCCCATGAGGAATACATTGAAGTGCTAGAGGGCATAAGAGCTGCTGTGGAAAAGGAAGAGAAGTATCGGTGGCTGATGACTGCTGCCCAAGCACGAATTGAAGTCTGGAGAACTAACCAGTACTCAGCCAGAATGGAAATCAGGGCAACCCAATGAACAATAAGCTGAACAACAAGGAAAGATTCCACCTAGCAAGGGTGAAGATGCTTCCCTGTTCAGTATGTGATAAATCAGGACCATCAGAAGCCCACCATTACAAGCAAGGTCTTCAATATACCTGCATAGCATTATGTCAAGATTGCCATACTAATTCGATATTAGGTTGGCATGGTCAAAAGAGAATGTGGCATATTAAGAAAATGGATGAGATTGACGCACTTAATAATACGATAAAAAGATTATTTGATACCCCGTCCGAAAATAATAATGCTTTCTAATATCAAAACTTTCAAAAACTTTGAGTTTCCAAAAATTGGTTAACTTGACTTTCTAAAAAGTAAATGCCACTTTTTTGTAAAACACCCATTTTTAGGGTAAACCCTTAGTTTTTTGTAAGTTAGCGCTTACTTCGCAAAATTAGGTAAGTTGGCGCTCACTTCGCTAGACCTAAAAACAGCGCATGAGACACAATTTAAATATATCCCTAGAATGCCATTAAAACCCGTTTTAAGCGCTTTTTTTGCTTAGTGCATGGATAGTATGCATAAAACCATGAAAACCGATTCTAGGCGTTTTAAGCCAATTTGCATGATGTGAGCGCTCACTTCAAAAACACTATCAAAAAAACCCGCATATTGCAGCGGGAATTTTGGAAAATGCTTTTTAAATGCTATCGGTTAACACCCAGCAAGTGTTTTCGTAAGCTTCAAAAACGCAAAATTTATCATTTATTTTATCGAAGGGTTTAATTAAAACCCCTAGTTCACCCGAAGGGTAAGTGAATTTTTCCAGAATTTCACCTAATTTTGCGGGATCACAATCGTAAGCCACAATTGAACCTATTTTCATAATGTAGGTTCCTCAAGATCTGTCCATTGTTCGATTAATTCGGTTCCAGCGCATAAAGCTGCACGTATGCTTTGCAAGGCTAAACCGCCATGATACGAATTGAATTTATCGCTTTTCATGTAAACCTCGAACGCTATCAATGCACCAAAAACCGAATTGATATCATTTAACCCCTCATAAACCATAAAATCATTCAAAATTTTAGGGTGTACTTTAGGTGTTTTGGGTTTTCTAATAGTCATTTTTTGGCCTTTTTAATGTAATTCGTAAGAGATAACGTTATCTGTCCAGCATTCCCGACAATCGAGACATGCCCCGTTTTGTTGTGGCGCTTTGCATGGTGTCCCTATAGCATTTTTTGTGTGAACGTTCGATGCGGTAATGCCTGGCACGTTTTGCAAACTAACGGGGATCTGCACGGGTTTGTCGGGATACATTGCCGACAATCGAATAGTCAAATTTTTAGGAACCGCATTTTTTCCATGCTTTGCTATAAATTCCTTAATTGTCCCGTATTCCCTTGTCGGTAACCAATGGCGGGTGTCGGGTGTTGCAAGGCAAACCGCTGCAATTTTCTCAAAATGCTCAAGGTTTTGTAGGTCACCGCTATCGTGCCAGCGGAAAAACGGATCTTTCCCAATATGGGACACCATGCCCGACACCCAAAATTCTCCGTTGATGCTATCAAGACGGGAAAATTGAGCGGGTTTAATGTTGTTCGCATACATTTTATAAAACGCCTTGTCCGCATAACACATGGAACAAATTGATCCTGGCAATTGGGCCATTTTGAAACCCGTTTTACATGCTTCGGTCGGTAAACTGTAGGATCTGCACGGCATTTTTGTCGTTGACGTAAGGGAACCGCAAACGATAGCCGCCTGGGTTTTTGTCATTGACACAATGGGAATGATTTTCATAATTGACACCTATTAAAAAAAGAAAAGAGAGATTAAATTGTGCAACACCCGCAACATGGCGCATCGATGCAGCGCCCGTTTTTGTTCCGATAGAACGTTGACGGGCCTTGTTCACCATAAAAAGTTATAGTGTCGCTATCGGGTTCGAGAATGGCCCGTTTTGTAGCGGTATCATATAGGATCCAGTCGCCTACATTGATAACCGCATTCGATTGTGAACACTTAGAACGGAACCTTGAGCGCATTTTCTTAAGCATGAGCGGCCCCTATTAATTCCAGCGGATCAATAATTGTGCAGCGGTTCACATGGTAAGCGCTGGCCCTATAGGTGGAACCCGAAGCGCCCAAAACCTTAACATGCCAGCCACGTCTAGGGCCAGCGGGTGAAATTAGTTCGAATTCCCGACCATGCGGAGAAAATTTAACGATATCCCCTTGTTTTACTTTGGTTTTGGGTTTGCGCTTTGCATTCTCTCTGCATTTATTCCGCCATTTAAGCGCCCATTGTGCAGATTGTCTAGCGTCTAGCGGATCAATCGGGGCCAATTTGTCCAATAGATCGATCATTCGAACGGGCGCATTAGCAGAGTAAGGCCCACAATTTTCGGTCAATTCCTTATAGCCGAATTCACCCTTAGAACGTGAGAATTGAACGACAACACCATAGAAAACGGGATCATTGCCAGGCGCTACAAATTTACAAACCGCATAGAACACGTTTCCCTTAGTGGCCTTGTCTATAAATTCCCATGATGCGCCACTGTCATTAGATCCCGTCAATTCACGGGTAAGGATATCTGCAGCTTTTAAGCTGGCATTGTCTAAAAATGATGTGTATCCCATGTTGATCCCCTTACTTAACTAAAACGTCAAAATAAGACAATAGCCCTATGCATAAGGCTAAACCTATACCGATAGCGGTTAAGAGATCAAGTAAATTTTCTTTCAAGTATTTCATGTTGACACCTATTAGTGGATACGTTCCGATTGAACGTGCATTTATAGTAACAACAAAATAAAAGAAAAGTATAGGTACAAACCCTATGTTCAACAACTTAAAACCCTTACGTATAAACCTTAATGCGCTTTGATTTTGTAGCCACAATTAAGAAAAGAAAACAAGGGGAAACCCACAACAAGGGATCCAGTTATGTAAGGGGATAGACAAGGGGAATACATAAGGAACATAAGGGGAACGGATAACGTAAGCATTGATAGACCTACATTTAAAACATTGATAGAGAAACCCTTTAGACCTCGATCTACACAAACCCCTTGCACACATGAGACAAGATGCGAATGCGAATCATTCTCATTTGCGTTTGCACCAGGCGCTGTATGGAATCACAGTAGGGTTTACCCTTATAGGGTTTCTACCTAGGGGTTTACCCTATTAGGGTTTCTACGTAAGGGTAGGGTTTTCCAGTAAGGGTTTACCCCCCCCTTGAGTAAAAGTAGGGGGCGCAGTAACAGGGGACATAAACACACATCAATCACACACTTAAACCATAGACCCCCACCCACCCCCTACCAAGTAGAAAAGAACCCTCCAAAAAATTTTTTTATAGTTTAGAATTTGTAACCATTAAATCAAGGAGAAGATATGGCTGGATTTCCTATGAGGAGAGCGTTGGAGAAGAAGATAGAAGAGCTTGG